TTTTATTAGTGTTTTTGGTTTTTGAATTATTTAAATTTTTATTTGTATTTGACATTTTACTCAGAAATCTTGCACTATTTCTATAATGACCCAATGGGTACCTTTAATGTTGTAGAGAAATAAGCAAGTTTGGGTTCATATAAAACTCTGTTGAAACCCCATTGATATTGAAATATAACTTAGGATTATAATACTCACACTTAAGACTATATCTTAAAAAGAAATCATACCAATTACTAGGAAAATTCAGATCTATCTTCAAAGGTTGTATTTTTGTAAGTGAATCGAGATACTGTTCTATTTGTAGTTGCTTTGATATTGATATACCATACATTTCTTCAACTAAAATTCGGGTTTTGATATCAATTTCCACATCTGAGACTGAATCGTAATAACTGTTTGTTTGTAGTCTTTCGATTTCATAAGTATTTTTGGCATGCTTAATCAAAAACTCTTTAGTTACTTGAACATCTTGAGTCATCCTAAGGCCATATAACGCCAAATTTCGTAATATAGGACAACCTGGATACTCGCATAACATAGACATTGATTTACTTTTAAGAAGTTGCTTCATCAGTAAAGGTCCTGAATTGAGATAATTTTGTGTAGTCCAGCCAAACCGAACAGACGCTTCCATAATGTTGGTCACATTTCGATTAACGCCGGGTACAAAAATATTCCCGCAAAAAGACGCTCTACTTAAATCAGCTGGCCTCTCAATTTTGATGTTGCAGCCTAGATTTGTATACATCTGTGCAGTTGGTACATTAACACACCCTATAATGCCATCGTCCCCTTCAAAATAAGCATCAAATTGATCAAAATCATTCCCAGATCTCCTAAGTAGATAGAAGGTGATCAGCATATTCATTAAACCATTCCCGCAAGAGGTGTTCATTTCACCAGACATACGTTTTGCAGAAACTCGAGCAGAGAAGTTTTTGAAATGAATTTTATTTGTGCTCAATAAGGGCTTTAGTAGTTTCATAATTGATTCACGTTCAGGATGGCGCTGAAGACTAAAAGAATATACCATATGTTCAATCTTCATCAGCTCCCTTACAAAGGTAGCTTCATATTGAGAAAAGTCAGTACAAAAAATATTCGGATAAAGACGTAATTTTTCTAAGACTTTTGGTCTATCAGAAACTGGAACTTTCTTAATAAACCATTTCAATGAAAATAATTTATCTCCGAATTTCTTGAAAAACGGACCAATCCGTGTTTTATAATCATCAGATCTAGAATATATACCACGTACGATTTTATAATCTTCATAGTCCTCGTCCTTTGTAAAAGCTTTAATCTTTGTATCTGCTTTCTCATTCTTATGTCTCTCATGTACTCTTATTAATTCATTCTTACGTTGCCTTGTATATGGAGCAGATTCAATCCATTCATAAAAGTCGAATGTTTCATTTGGATCAAAAATTAG